ACTGAAGGGGGTCTCCCGAGGATAATAGTCGCTAGTCATAGACTACGGATTAAAGGTGGAGATCGGTCTGTTATTCGGTTTTGGTTGGGATTATTTACCCTTTATCGGGTTTTACCCTTCCGAGGCCGTTTATCAGTCGAATCCATCTTGAAACCCGGAGTTGAACTATCAGACGATCTTATTTATGATTGGAAGTCATTCCTAAGGAATTTCTTTTGGTCATATCTAGGAAAGTTTGGTGTGAAACCACTAGAATCGGTACTCTGCCACGACGATCTCCTTGAACCCGGTAAACGGTTTCAGCGAGAACGCTCGTATTGGAAATATCCGACTTTAGAGGGGACACGACGGCTTCTAATGTCTTCGGGCCCCAATTCGTATGTAACCGCAGGCTCATCAATTATCTCCCATGGTTATGACGCGTTCCTTTGGACGACCGCAACTGAGTTGTGGCCGTTCCTTAAGGCTATGTGTCTCATCACGGGAAACATCCACTTTATTGATTCGATTCCCTTTTCTCTTGCTGCAGAGCAAAAGACTAGGGATCTTAACTCTAATGTGGACGGTACTTATGAGCTTGGGAAACTTTCGATACGGGAAGAACCAGGTAAGTTACGAGTATTCGCGATGGTGGATTCTATAACACAATGGGTACTACATCCTCTTCACAGAGCATTATTTAAAATTCTTGAGGTGATTCCTCAGGATGGTACCTTTGACCAACTGGCTCCCGTCAATAAAATGATGGGGGCTTTGAAGGAAAAGGGTACAAATAATGTGTGGTCGTTTGATTTATCAGCGGCCACAGATCGAATCCCTGTTGTATTACAAGAATTGGTCCTCGCTGGCTTCACCGGTATGGATTTCGCTTTCTATTGGCGGTCCTTACTCTGCGACCGGTACTATCAGCTCCCTACTCAATGGTTAAAGACCTTTGGAAAGAGAGGTTTGGCTTCCCTTAATACGGGAGTTAGACCTTTCCAACTTCGGGACCCTAAATCAAAGAAGTTAGGTAAAGTGATGTACGAGCCTATCAAGGCTATACGGTATGCAGTTGGACAACCAATGGGAGCTTATTCATCCTGGGCGATGCTGGCGTTGGTGCACCATGCACTCATTCAGTTTGCAGCCTTTAGGGCTGGCTGGAGAGTTTGGTTTCCTCTATACGCAGTATTGGGGGATGACGTGGTGATAGGGGATCACCTCGTCGCCGATCAATATACTCGTCTAATGGCGGAAATCGGAGTGGATATTGGATTTCACAAATCCGTTATCTCTGATAACCTTTCGTGCGAGTTTGCTAAGAAATACTTCTATAAGGGAGAAGAGGTAACTCCTCTTCCTTTAGTTGGTATCTCCTCTGGCTGGCTTGGTGCGACTTTCGTTCCTGAGGTCATAAAGATCTCGGAACGTTTGACGGGTAGGAAGCTCTCCGGTTACAATATTGGGCGTTTCCTGGGAATAGGGTACAAGGCATGTTCAGGGGCGGACAACCGTCCGCTTCTGTCTATGCCAAAGATCCTATCCCGGGTGCTTATATTGCTTTCTAAACCTGGCGCTCCTCGAGGTGTTGGAACTCTTTATGATTGGTTGCGTCTTGAGTCTATCCAGACTCATCGCGTAACTGATCAAAAGAGCTCAGACTCACTGGTACGTTATTTAGTCAACTGGTGTAAGACGGAGAGATTTCCGCGTCTTCTTGAGTTAATGGGCTCTAATATGGCAAAATTTTTGCCTGCCCAGACTTTCGAAGGATCGGAGGTTCTTTTCCAAACTTATGCCAAATGGTTTCATAACTATATCAGGGAGCCTTTGATCCAAGACTTTGAGGTGAAACGCATGGAGGTGGAAGCAATACTTAGAGGGATGATGAACATTATTCTTCCGACTGAGAAAGAGGTTTGTGACCTCTTATCAGCGGTGGAAGAATTCGAGGATCTCATCGGCGAGATACCTTCACAGGTCCTGCGTCATTCGTCTCAACGTTTCGGGAAAGCAGAAGCACTTGCTACTGCCAACCGGGCGAAAAGATTGGTGACTCAGGGTCCTACGTCGGTAAAACGCTGGAGGGCTCTAAGAAAACTTCTGGGCACTTCACTACCTGTAAAGTCTCTGGTAACAGGAGGCGGCACGGCACGTGGGGCGTCAGAATAAGATATTCCAACTCAGGCGGGTGATACCCGTTGTGATCCGTGGCTCTTATGAGGATGGTAACCCTGGTTACTAGACTTATAATCCAACAAGTGGAAAATGCATCTTAAGCAACACAGGGCCCGTGAATCCTCGCAAGAGGGGGGACGGATCACCCTGGAGCCAATGGTTAATCACCA